GGATACTTGGGGTGCCGATTGGGTCGGCGCTACGGTAGCGTCCTGCATAAGTTAATTCCTTCTGAAGTTGCTCTAGTGTTTTATATAAAAAGGGAGTGAGATCTAATCTCGGATCTGCAGCCATCGGTAAATTCGGTTGCTGCGGATGTGGCGTTCTCATTTCTTGATTAGCTAAATCAATGAAAGCTGAGAAAGCTCTTTGTACCTCTCCTACCATTCTAAACGGATAACCAGATAACATAGTTGCTATCTCGTCGTCAGTTTTGGAAGGAAATAGGTACTTCAGTGCTTCTATGCTATCAACGCCTAATTCTTGTAGGTTTCTTGTGAAGATAGATTGGTTTAATTTATCTTGAGGAGTATCTTCATAAACAGGACCCATCCACCGCCATAAAACGGTTCTATCTCCATCAGGTGCAAGTCCTACAACACCATCGGGTATCTCTCCTGTTTCTAATGCTGAATCGACTGCTTGTTGTAATTTAACCTCATATTTCATCTTCCCTTTTTCATACTTTTCAACTGCTTTTTCGTCATTTAAATCAGCAGGAATAATTGGATATTTAATTCCAGAAACAAAAGCTAGTGACTTCCTAAATATCTGCTCTTCTTGGAAAAGTATTAATTCAAAAACCTTACAAATACCGTAGGTATATAACTGTAAGCATTTCTTCTTAGCAGTAGCACTGACACGTCCATAAGCCGATTTAATCTCGGTTGCAGTGACATTTGTAATACTTAGGTCATCTATGCCTCCTAAGGCCAGTCTTAGCTCACTACGTAGCTGTTCTGCATATCTAGCTTGGTCTGTACTAACTGCATTAGGTGTAATGAAACCAACACGGTCAGCTGGCTCCAAGTTTGCAATGACTCTTGGTACACGAAGACCTGAACCTGGCTTGCCTATATATCCTGGCTGCGTTCTACTTACTGGATCTTGTTTAAATGTGGAACTAGAAAGAGAAAACTCTGATTGGAATCCTGATTGACTTGAAATACTTGGTCTTTGTGCAGAACCATCTTCAGCAGCTTCGACAATATCTTGCTTAGGACGAGAAGAAAGTAATGTTGGATTACCAAAGAACGATAAGTTTGCTCTTATGTTCTTAACCATCTCATCATGAGCGATGATTTGATTAGCTAACCACTCAAATTCACCAGCACCATCAGTACCAAAAGCATCAGGATTGTTAAATACTTCTACACATGGAATAAACTCCATAGTGTTTTCTAATACTTTCTTATTCTGAGAAGCAAAACTAACGTTTTCTTGATCAAAAGTTATTTCCTGTTCACTATGAAACTCTTCAATTTCAGTCGCAGTAATACGTAAACGCATATAACGCTTATCTGTATTTAAACCAGCTCCTTTAAATCCTTTTTTAGAACGGACTTTATAAGGATAGATGATGATTACTTCTTCTAAATCACCTTCTGGTGTGTAATAGGTGCGATATGAATCCTTATCAAACCAGTAAATACGATAAGTCTTTCTTGTAGGTCTTATATAAAATAAACCTTTTCCATAAGCTAAAAATCTATCCCAAATTGAATCAAGTCTTGCATCTAATGTATTGAACTTTATTACTTGTTGAATAAAATCAAATCTTTGAGTACCTAAATTGTCTTGTTGAGGAAAGAACTCAACTCCTTGCCTTATCCCAAACATCTTCATCTGAGATAGATGGGCATTAATCAGCATGGTGTCGGCAGTGCTACTACCATCTCGATCTATTACCGCTTTTACAATAGAATCGAGTGCGGATTTACTATTACTATCGCTCATGAGTGTTTAGAAATTTAGTCTATTCTTCAATGTTGTAACCAGCATGAAGACGTCTCAAAGTGATAACGTCATCCTCTACTTCAACTTCAAATCGTTCATTAGGCTGTATAGCCATGTCATGGCAGATTTCATCGTTAAGAGGAATTACTGCAGAACCGTAAGCATCTTGCTCCAGTTCAATCTTGTAATAACTAGGTGACATTGGAAAGTGGTATAACTAGTTTAAATCGTCAATACTCTAACTCTAGTTTTCCTCTGGTCATCAATCCATTACAAAGCCAAACTAAAGCATCGACACAATCATCATGAGAGCTAACACCAAAATTGACAATCTCATCTGTTAACGCAGTGAACTTTCGATACTTATTAAAAATAATCTTTCTCTGTTCAAATAAACCCATAATCCCCCTAAACCGTGCAACTTTGTCTCCTCGAAATCCTTTAACAGGATGCCAAAGAACGTTATACAATCCTTGATCTCCTAAACAGATACGTTTGAAGTCAGCTTCTAAAGATGCCTGATATGCAACAGCTTCAGACCAGACATGGATAGAACTACCTGTAGGAAAGTAATTATCTCCATCTTTATGAATAACTCCCCACTCATCTAGCATTTCCATTAATGCTTCTAATTTTTCTAAATTACCCATTATTCTCAATCTTTTACAATCAATCACATGAATCTTATTTCCTATCCTTCCACCCATTACAAAAGCAGTAAAGTCATTTTGCTCTCTTATACCAGCTGATAGATCAACACCAATACCCATAGCATCAAACTGAGTTGCAATACCTCCTTTAACAACCAAGTCTGGAGAAAGGGATAACTCACTTGTCTGTATTATTTGATTCTGATACTGGAAACTAAAAGCAACTGGAGCTTGGCGTCTCCTATCTCGTAAATAATCTAAAGACCACATATCTGGCCAATACGAAATCTCTTCGCCATCCTTATCAACAGTTATCGCAGACTGGACTATCTGAACCCAATCATTTGCTGGAGTGAAAGTACTGTTGTGAATATCATCATGACGAAAACGTGTACCTAGACAAATAGCTCTTCCACCTTCAAACATAGTAGGAACTATGACGGAGTTCCAGTTATCTTGCATAGCTTGGCGAATATCTCTGTTCTTAATGTCATCAGCACTTTTGATAGCGTCATCAATAATACAAAGATGAGAACGTTTAGATGTCACCGCACCTTTTAGTCCTGCACAACAAACAGTAAACTCTTCTTCACCAGTAGATTTAATTCCTGCAAATTTCCAATCAATACTCCAATACTCATTAGAGTTAATACCTTTGGCTATTTTTACTGTTGGGAATATTTCTCTGTAATTCTTACTATCTTCAATAATTCTTTTTATAGCTGCACTCTTAGGTCTAGCAACATCAACTGTGTAAGAAATATATAAAACCTTTAAAGGCTTTTTCTTAAGAGCATGTATACCAACAGTCCAAGCTGTATATAAACCAAGGATTGTTGATTTAGCACTTCCTCTAGGTGCCAAGATATCAATATTGGGTCCACCAATACCAACTAAACATTCACTGTCTTTTCCAGTACAAAGATAACGATGCCATTCTTTATGGTGCGTGGCTGGTGGTTTATCTCCTACAACATCACAAAAGTATGCAAAATCTTCTCGTGCTCTTTCTACATCAATATTAGAAGTTTTTTTAACAACTTGTTGTTTAGCGGCTGCTCTCGCAGTTCTTCGATAAACACTGTAGATACTTGTTCCTGCCATGCACGTAGCATAGCTTAAGAATCTTTAACTTTCTTCCTGTAATATTTTTGTCCAGACTCCCATTGATGCTTCTTGTAATGGACCTTCAATTGGATCATCACGGAAAATAGTTAACATCTCACGCAAAGCTCTGTCTGCACCAGCAAGAATTAAACCTTGTTTATCCATCAATATCTTTTCATCGCCTATTTGTTTTATAGAACCACGTAGTTCTTTCTGCAACATTGCAATACGTGCTGTACCCATATCTTGTTTAACCATACCCATGTCAATTGCTTGGCGTAACTTCGCAATATCTTCTTGCATATTATCTATTTCTTGTTCTAATAAAATATTAAAATTACGCTTTTTAAATTTCTTCTTCGACCATTCATCACACTCAACTATTGTTCCCTTAAAACCAAGGAAACGTGAGTATAAATAAATTTGAATTGGGGAAGCTGTTTGTTTGCAAAAAGCTAGGAATGATTCGCGGTCTTTGTCTGTTAAAGAGCTAACCCATTTGTTCATGCTTTGTAAGCCGTTTGTGCTTGGCCGTAATCTCTTGCTTCTTTATAGCGACGGAACATCTCTCTTTGCAAGTCTGTTTCTCTGACTTCCTGACCTTCTACACGTTTTGTTGCACGAGTTTGTGCTCCACCTTCAGCTAATCCTGCTCTTTGTTCCTGTCCAGCAACTCTTGCAGAAGCTCTTTGTTGAGTACCAGTTTCAGCCATTCCTGCACGTTGCTCTTGCCCTGCCACTCTTGCACTTGCTCTTTGTTGTGTTCCTGTTTCAGCAGTTCCTGCTCTCTGTTCTTGACCAGCAACTCTAGCTGACGCTCTCTGTTGAGCACCTTGTTCTGCCATTCCAGCACGAGCTTCCTGACCCCCGACTCTTTGTCCTAAACGTTGCTGATAACCAGATTCAGCAAATCCTCTTCTTTGTTCTTCACCTGCAACTCTGGCACTTAAACGTTGTTGTTCTCCACCAACCATTTGCCCCAGTCTGCTTTGCGTTCCTGTAGATTGATCTTTTCTTATATCTTGATCAGTATAGAACTCTCGTTGAAGACGATCTAATTCAGCAGCAGTTTCTAAATTTAATTGAGTTTGAGTATTCTGTATATCCATTAATGCAATTTGAGATTGCAAAGAAGGATCATTTATTTTAGTAACTTCTTGTGATGTATCTCCACCTCCTGTATCATCGTCACCTGTTAAATTACTGACAGCATTATTTTGAACACTAGTTAAATAATCACTAGCAAATTTTGTACCTACATTTTTTACGTCTTCAGACATAACTACTATCTATTTTGTATCTATTCTACTGAACGTGAATGGTTAACTTACACGGATACCAGAATAACGGCCAAGTCCAGACTGGGCAGCAGTTGTAGCTGCATTTAACATCTGTGCTTGTCTACTAGCATTTTCTTTAGCAGTTAAAGCAGACGCATACATACGAGCTTGTATAGAACTAGGCATTCCTTCAGAAGTTCTTCTAGCTTCTGCTAAAACTGGAAGCATTGCTCTAGCTAATTTTGGATTATTTTCTATTGCGTAGGCAAGTTGATCTTGAATAACTTGGTTATATCTTTCTCTTTCTCTATTAAAAACAAAATCTTTATACTGTTCTGACTCTGCAGCTTCTTCAAGACTAGGTAAAGATCTACCTGAAGCAATATCTGCTCTTCTTTTTTCTTCTTTTAAACGAGTTTCTTTTTCTTGATCCCATTTTCGTCCGTAACCAGACAAAGGGTTTTCACCAAAGAAATCACCTTTTTTATCATAATCTGCTCTAGGTAAAACCGCTTGTAGTGGATTAAAAAGACTAGACGATTTGTAGTCAAGTAAACCTCTTAACACGTCTAGAAACGGGTTTTTACCAACATCCTCACCTACTAATCTTTGACCTCTATTTAAATCTCTTCCAACATCAACTACCTGAGCACCTTTAGGAGGTTCAGCTGGTTCCACAGTTACTGTAGTGTACGTACTTGGATCAGTTAAATCAACTTCTTTACCCGTAGTAAAGTCAATGCCTTTTTTTGTTGGGGCTTTTGAAATTAAATCCCCTAAAGCATATTTTGCAAGTAATCCTTCTATTGATTCTTCCATTTTTTAGTAGTTGTACTGATTAGTTAAAGCTTGACCAGCTTGAGTAGCTCCTTGTAAGCCCATACCTAAACCTGCAGCTTGTGCAGCTTGTAGCATGGCAGCATTCGTAAGGATATTTTGTTTAATACCTGCAGAAGCCATGTTTCTTTCAAAATCATCCTTCTTAGCTTGCTCACTAAACTTACGAACTGTAGGTAAGTAAGCATTTAAAGCATCAGCCATTGTTTGTGCATTCTTAAGAGTTGTAAGTCTTTGAGCACCTGCAGGACCACCTGGTGTAAGAACATCCATAGCAGAACCACCATAAGGAGGAATACCTCCGAATTGACCCATTCCTCCAGGAACCGCAGGACCAACAATAGGCTCACCTGTTACAGCGTTATATCCAATTATTCCTGCCGCATTGTTAAGACCTCCTCCACCTAGTCCAGTAACTTGGCCTGCAAGATTTCTTTCTCCTCTTCCCAATATTGCATTTGCACCTAAACCAATTCCAACTGGTAAAGCTGCCCTTGATAATCCTGCAACTAAACCTAGATTTGGTCCCGCTACACCCATACCTCTTGCTAAATTAGCTGCCCCTACTGCTGCAGGTCTTGCAAAACGTTGACCTATACCACCTAACCCTAAAGTACTTAACGCTCCAAAACCTCCTCCAATAACTGCACCAGGTATATCTCCCGATAATAAAGAAGGTAATCCACCAGCAGCAGCGCCTGTTAATCTTGCTGCCATTGCAGGGTTAGCTGTTATTCCTTGTAGTAATGGTAATAGCTTACCTGCTAAAGGTATTGCTGCTTGAACGGCCATAATTTTCTACACTAAATTCTTATATATTGCTTATTTTAAATCGACTACTACTTAGAAGATTCAGCTAATAACTCTTCTCTCGCCATGCGGATATAATTCATTAAAACATTTCCATCCAACATCAATACTCCGTCAACTTCTTTTACTGCTTCAGGTATTACTTTTTGTACTTGTTGAGCAGAGAAACCAGCACGTAACGGTTGAGTCGGATCTAACTCCTCGGTATATCTAAACTGAATTGGCTCCAGTTGTTTTAACTTCTTAAGAGCACTCACGGAGACCCTTCACAAAGAACGCCATTTGTGCTAACTCGTCGTTAACTTCTGTGCTTTCTAATGGTGCAATGTCTACTTTTAATCGCTCATCACAGAACAAACCTCCAAGAAAATCTCCAACTCCTTTAACGGCTCCACCAACACCCTTAGCTATACCACCAAAAGCATCTCCAGCAAATCTAGTAACATCTTTAAAACCTTGTTGTATGCCTCCAGGGTAGAACTGATTAACAGCTCCTAATACTGGATTAACTGCATACAAAGCTTTACTTGCAAGAGCACTTCCTCCCATTTTTGCAATATCGCTAATACCAAAAGCTGATCCTGCAGGTCTAAAAGCTCCTTGTAATCCTGACAAGCCTGCAGCTATATTTCCATATGCGCCAGAACTTCCATATGGATTCATGCCAGTAGGTACACCATCATGAGTAAGAGTAACGGAAGGAGAAACTTTTTGGAAAATTTGATTTGCTTTTTGATTTTCTAAAAATTTATTTTCTTGTTCTTTATCCGCTATTTGTTGTATATAATCTGTTGCTTTATCGCTAAGACTGTCAAACGAGCTTGAGTAACCATCACCATAACCCTTCAACACATCTGGATTAGCGTAAATATCTGCCCAATTAATACTTGATGTTTGATCTGGACTAAAAAAATCGACATCAAACCCTGCAGGTTCTTTATATGCACCAAAGTCAAAATTTTGACTTGCTTTTATTGCATCTCCAAAACTAAGTGCCATATTGAATACTCTTTTTATTAATTATAAATTCTATGCACGTAGACCAGTTCCAAAGATAGAACGACCAACAGTTGCTAAATCTTGATCAATTCCTGGGATACTTCCAGGGAGTCCTCCTCCGTAGTTTTGAGCACCTGGGGTTTGTGCTTGTTGACGTGCTTGTTGTAACGCCATCTGATGTTCAAATTTCATCTGAGCAGTTTGTTGCTGATAGTAAGCAGATGCTTGTGCAGCATCAACATTTGCATTACCAGTACCACCTAAATAAGGATTACCTTGAACGGCTAAAGCATAGTCAGAACGTGGCTTTGAACCACCAAATAATTCACCAATTCCATAACCAGCGCCTACCGCAGCTACAGCTGGAGCAGCTAGACCAGCAACAGTAGCAGTAGTTTCAGGATTACTATATAGAAAATCCGCAATAGGATTCTCTGAATGTTTCATAATGTTTGTTATATATTTCCCTGCTTCCGTACCATGGGGTTGTATATTCAGTCGTTCGGATTTTGGAACTCTTCCATAACCTGCTTCAGATCCACCTTCTTTTTGATCAGTAACGGCATTATATACAGCATCCCTAACAGCTCCACCTAAACCAGCAGTCTGTCCTTCACCTACATTTGGACCTGTAGGGCCAGGTGATCTTTGACCAAAAAAAGCTCCTGCTGCGTCACCAGCGAACTGCATTACTGGCTTAGCTACTGTCTCTGCAGCTAAGAGAGTAACCAGATCTTTCATAAAAGTATTAGACATTAAATTGCAATTCCTTTACTAGGGAATTTATTAGCTTCATTAGGATTCATCATACTCGCACCAGAGTTTGCAGGTTGTGATGCTAGGTGTGAAACACTCCATGTACCTACTTCATCTTCAACAGATATCAATCCTTTTCTTGCACCATCGTGATACATCGCTGCCCAGTAATCAACAGCTTGATTGTTAACAGGAAACTCAAAATTAGCAAAGGGATTAGAAGCAAAATTATCTAACTTTTGTTGTGATAAAGATGCCATAGATCCAAATGTAGTGCTATCTCTATAGAAGTCATAGAAGTCAGGACTATCCTTTTGTTTTGCTAATAAAGGATTTGGTTTTGTTATCTCTCCTTTGAAGGCATGTTCTTTATTAAAACCAGTAGTACCTTCATAAACGTCTTTACCTGCGGTTTTATCCTTAGGTCCTTTCTTTACTTTTTTTAAATCGGTAACAACAACCATTACACTCCCCTCATTAAGTCAGGATTTTTTCTAAGAAAATTATACAGCTGACCCATTGATTCTTTATTTAAAGAACCTTCTTCTCCCATATCGCCAAGAGCTACATTTAATGCATCATTTACTTGATAGCCATAAGGATTTAACTCTCCAGTAGATTTATTTCTAAGATGAAAATCAACTTGCCCTGCTCTTTCACCAGAAACAGGATATGTCGTTAATCCTTCAACAAATTTGCTATCTTCCACAGGATAAAAATTACCACCTACATTTGCCATTCTAGTAGATGTTGCTGGTGCTGGAGCACCTATAAGATCTTCTAAACCTTCATCTGGATTTTTACCAGGGAATGTTGGTTGTTCTCCCCCAGTAAGCCCTGCTAACACAGACTTTAAAAGATAGCTAACAGACTGAGCAGGATTAGCTAATTTCTCTGCAGCAACAGCTTCTTTTACATCTTGAGATACTGGAACACCATCTAACTGTCTTGCAGTTTCTCTAACTAAATCTGGATTTAAATTTGTAGTGGATGATGTAGTTAACCCTGTCTGCCTATTTAAACCTGCAATACTAGATTGTTCATTTGCTTGATGAGTATCATCAAATTGTGGTGCGTCACTTAAGTCACTTTCAGTACCTATCTCAACCCCACCAGTCCCCTCAATAGGTGGATTTAAGTAAGTAGTTTCCTGCATCTTGTTATCTGGCATAACAGATGATTTTATTTGCTCGTTAGCGATAACACTATCTACCTCTTGCATAGCTGCGGGAATTTTTTTAACATTAGCTACTGCTTCAGAGACAATATTTCCTGCTGTATTTATATCTTTAACAAACCTTGTTTTTCCATCATGAAAACCTTTTTTAGCTACACCACCACCAAGAATTAATGCACCCTCTACTGGAGAATCAGCACTAGCAGCTTGATCTAATGTGTCACCCCAATCGATACCTGCATCAAAGTCTGCTACTTCTTGATTTTTTTTAGCAATAAGAGCATTAGAGGCAGCGCTTAAAAAACTTCTTGGATCTACCTGTGGCGTAGTAACTACAGTTTGTGGATCTTCAACAACTACAATTTCATCTGTTGGTTGCTCTTGTAATGAACCTACAGTACCTACTTGCTTTCCATAATTTCCTTCAGGTAACACCGTTGTACGTTG